GGAAAGGATCCATGGGGCCTTGAAGAAGCAAAGGATGCATCTGCATCTTCTTCCGCTTCTGGTGCAGGTGCAAAAGATGCGATCCCAGAGATCGACATCAAGGTTGACAGCGTAGCTGTCACCGCACAGACCAAGAAACTGAAGGCGAAGTGGTCCCCAGAATTGGGCCAGGTCCTCAATGCTTATCACAACTTGGACGCTGAGGTCGAGCTTACCGGAATTCTTTCTGAGCAAATTGCTCTTGAGATCGACCGTGAGCTTCTTGGTGAGCTTGTTTCCGGTGCAACTGCCGGCAAGCGCTACTGGAGCCGTGCACCAGGATTGTTTGTTGACTCAGAAGGTACCGAATTAGGTGCCCGTTCTGCTGCACCAGACTTCACTGGAACGGTTAGTGAATGGTATGAGACTCTCATTGAGACAATCAATGACGTTTCAGCCCAGATCCACAGAAAGACGCTCCGCGGCGGTGCAAACTTTGTTGTTTGTTCCCCTGAGGTTGCTAACATCTTGGAGTTCACCAGTGGTTTCCGCGCAAGCGTGACTGCTGACCAGGACCGCGGCACCATCGGTGCTGTCAAGGCTGGTAGCTTAAGCAAGAAGTTCGACGTTTACGTTGATCCATACTTCCTGCGAAACGTTATCCTAGTTGGACGTAAGGGTAGTTCATTCCTCGAAAGTGGATATGTCTACGCCCCTTATGTGCCACTCCAGGTGACACCAACCATTTTCGGTACGGAAGATTTCGTGCCACGTAAGGGTGTTATGACCCGTTACGCCAAGAAGATGGTTCGACCAGATATGTATGGTCTTGTTATCGTTCGTGGTCTCCTAGGTGAGTCCGGCTCTTAAGAGTCCGATAGCAAACAATAGCTAACCCTATTGAAGTCAGGCCCCATCATTAATTTGATGGGGCTTTTCTTTTTCTATTGAAGGAACCGGGTACTATTTATAATGTATAACCTTTAACAGGAGGATCCATTAAAATGGGCAAGAAAAGAAGAATCTTAACAAGAACAACGAAATTTTCAAAAAAGTATTTTGGATTATTGGACAAAATAGACTCATCGTCTAACGTTATCGACTCAGCAGAGGTTGATGATCTCATCGAAGTTGGCGATGCATTTGTTGACTCTATAGCAGTAGTTGATAATGAGAACGAGACAGTTACTGTGACTGGCCGAGTTCTTGGCGGAGGCCACACTACTGGAAAAGTGGAGCTCTCTGTTGATGGTGGAGCTTGGGGTGACGAAACCGACGCAACACAGGACGGCGGCGCCGGCGGCCTAGATGAAATAACCTACTCGATAGCAAAGACTCTTACTAAAGGCGCGCATACCGTAAGAGTAAGAGTAAAGGACCAAACAAATGAGGCACTTTATAGTGAAACAAAGTCAATTGATGTAAGAGAGAACAAGATCACTCTAGGTGGCCTGGCAACTGCCTTTGTCGAAGATGGCGACAACATTAAGTTTGTCTCCGCCCAGTTGACGGTTTCAGGTAAAAAAGCGGGAGGCTCAGGTACAAACGCAGCATTGGGTGGCAGTTCTAATTTCGCTATTAAGATAGAGATCTTAAATGAAGCCCGGCAAGCACAGACACTTACAGGTGCGGGAAATTCCATCACCCTCGCCAAAACCGGCAACTACGGCAACCTCAGCTTGGACGATCCCCACATGTTAGCAGCAAATGTAGGTGGAGATAAAGACACCGTGTATACTTTTACAGTAAGGTTAACCCCGTTCGATGCAACCACCAATGCACTGCTTGAAGATTCGGCAGTGGAACATGAACTTACGGTGACTAAAGACTAAAAGGATAACTAATGGGTAAGAAAAAGAAAGCTCTTTTGGACCTTAAAAGATTCGGAAAAGTAAGAAAGAAATGGGAAAGCAAGTTTGCTAAATTTTTAAATTTGCAAAGCAGTCCCCAAAAAAAAGAAGAGAAATCGATTGACGAAGTTCCCCACCCTGTAGAGGAAGAGAAAATACAGGAAGAGGAACCAGTCATCGATACTCCAAAGGTTGAAGAAAAGCCTAAAACCACGAGAAAGAGAAAAACTCCAACAAAAAAGGCAACTCCTGCAACGAAAAAAACTACTTCTACCACTCGTAAGCGCAGGACGACAAAAACAAAACCAGATGCCTAGGTGAATTGCTAACCTCAATTACTATTTATAATGATAAACTTTATTTAGAGGGGGGCAACCATGTCTGTACCTACATTAACACCTGCAAGCACCTTGTCTGCTATAGCTCTACCTTCATCGGGCGATAACACAAAGGTAAACACCGCACTTCCATATAAAATATACTCAGACGAAACATCGCCGATGTATTCCACACAGTTTATATCGGGAGCAGTGGACCAAGTTTCTTACGTTTATAAAAAGCTGGGCGGTGACGTTTTGGATTTGGAAATAACCGAGGGAAATGTTTATGCCTCATACGAAGAAGCTGTGTTGGAGTATTCATATCTAGTAAATCTACATCAAGCAACAAATGTCTTATCCGATGCGCTTGGTAACACGACTGGCTCCTTTGACGCTAAAGGGAACCTGGAAACTGGAACGCTATCTTCTTCACTTGGAGGAGATCATGTTGCTCTCAAGTATCCAAAATTCGATTATAGCATGACTCGAAGAATTGCCGAAGGCGTAGGGGCAGAAATAGGCCTTAATAGTTCGGTGCAATATTCAGCTTCTTTTGACACTACACCTGGAACACAAGATTACGACCTTCAGCAGATAATCTCTACATCTGAGAATTTTTCAGGCTCAGTCGGTGGAAAAAGAATATTGATTAAAAAAGTATATTACAAAACACCGCATGCAATGTGGAGATTTTTTGGTTATTATGGTGGTTTGAACGTGGTAGGTAACTTACACAATTACGGCCAATTCTCAGATGATTCAACGTTCCAGTTGATTCCTGCATGGCACAATAAAGCCCAGGCTATGGCATATGAAGACGCAATCTATACAAGGATGTCGCATTACTCATATGAGCTAAGAGATAATAACTTGAGACTGCATCCATATCCGTACGTCGGCGGCCCAAGAAAGATGTGGGTCGAATTTTCCATTCCTACTGATGTTTGGGAAACCGATGATAAGTCTGTTGATGGGGTCAATAACATGAACACCTTGCCACTCGGTAATTTGCCGTTTAACAATATCAACTCCATTGGAAAGCAGTGGATTAGAAGATTTTCTCTAGCATTGAGTAAAGAAACCTTGGGGCAAATAAGGTCAAAATTTGGAAGTGTGCCAATTCCAGGAGAATCGGTGACTTTAAATGGGACAGCTCTGATTTCAGAGGGTAAAGAGGAACAAAATAAGCTGAGAGATGAACTAAAAGAGACGCTAGCAGAACTGACTTACGCAAAGATGGCTGAGCAAGATGCAAGTCTACTTGAAAACACTGAGAAGGTGCTCGATCAAGTGCCGAATTATATTTTTGTGGGGTAATTTTTAATGTCAGATGATGAAAACAAGTGGGACCAACCCGCGCAACCCCCACCCCCGCTTTTTGTTGGTCAGAAAGAGAAAGACCTAGTAAAGCAGGTTAATGATGAGGTCATAGAAAGGGTAGTTGGGCAGACTATTGTGTATTATCCTATAAGTTTGGAGCATACACAGTTTCACGACCTCTATGGGGAAGCTATAAACAAGAATTTTTTAAATCCAGTAAGGGTTTATGCAATGGTAAAGTACCAATCTCAGACGACAACCGTTTCCCCGCTTGGTCTTGACAGGATAGAGAGAATATCTGTGGCTTTTCACAAGAGGAGGCTGTCGGAAGATCAAGACTTGTTTGTTAGAGAGGGCGATTTCATACAGTATGGTCAATTTTTTTATGAAATTTTAACTTTAGAGGAACCAAAGTGGCTCTTCGGTCAAGTTGAATCAAGTTTTGAAATTGCAGCACAGTGCATACGAGCTAGAGAGGGATTATTTGATGTCGGATGAAAACAATAAATATGAAAAAGTTTATTTTGACCCATCAACATTGGAGACAATTGATAGATCAGTTTATGAATTTGTGAAAGGTTTAAATCTGCATTCATCAACAAATAAGGGCAGAAAAGTAGTCCCAATTTTATGGGGGACCTCTGAAAGATCTTTTTTGACGAAAAATTCAAAAGAATCTAGAGATCTTCACGGCGCACTAGTTTATCCAGCAATATCTGTAC